AGCAAGAGTATTCTATCTTGTTACAAGACGACGAAATAGAAATTATAGAGCATGAACAAACTACTACATTTACAGAACAAGTAGATCCTGCAACTGGACAGTCTATAGAAATAGAAGAAACGTCTCATAGCGCTACTATAGCCCGTACTGTAATAGACGGCAAGGTTACTATAGAAAACGTACCTCCTGAAGAGTTCTTGATTAACAGAGGTGCTAAAACTCTGGAGGATGCTCGTTTTATTTGTCACAGGTCGCACAAGTCTAAAAGCGACTTGATTAAAATGGGATACGACCCTGACATTGTAGAAGAACTTTCTGGATATGGCGAAGGGTCAGATGATATTACAACGTCTCAGGAATACATGGCAAGGCATTCTTACGACTCTACAGGCTACATGGCTGGTCAATCTGCTGAAGATTCAGAAATGGTTGTACAGATCTTTGAATCGTATATTAGACTAGACATGGATGGCTCTGGTGTCAGTGTCTTGCATAAAGTATGTCACGCAGGAACAGAATTGCTAGATATTGAGCCTATTGATGATATTCCGTTTTCGTCTGTTTGTCCTATACCGATTCCTCATAAGTTCTATGGCCTAAGCGTAGCAGAGACAGTTCAAGACATTCAACTTGTACGGTCTACTCTGACACGTAACTTGCTAGACAATATGTACCTGGCTAACAACGGTAGGTTCCAAGTAGTAGAAGGTCAGGTTAATATAGATGACCTATTGACAAACCGTCCAGGCGGTATTGTCCGTACTCGTAGTCCTAGCGCTTTAACACCTATTGCAACTCCTGCTCTATCTCCTGAGAGCTTTCAAATGCTACAGTACTGGGAAGATATTAAAAGCGGACGTACAGGAGTTAATCCTAAGACTCAGGGACTATCGGCAGACGTTCTAAAGAGTCATGTAACCACAGGCGCTGTAACAGCTGCTCTGACTAACTCTCAAGGACGTTTAGAGTTAATTGCCAGAATCTTTGCAGATACTGGTGTTCGTAATATGTTTAAACAGATTTACAACTTAATCCAAAGATACGAAAACCGTAAACGCATTGTCCGTCTTAATAATCAATATTTCCAAATAGATCCTACCAGTTGGAAACAAGATCTAGACGTAGACATTGAGGTAGGCATTGGCTACGGAGATCAAGATGTAAAACTACAAAACATTAGCAACTTTGCCGGTCTTATAGAAAAAGTAGCTACTCAGACACAAGGAATAGTATCTCCTCAGAATATCTATAACCTTACAACTGAAATTGCTAACGAGATGGGTATTAAAAATGTAGATAAGTTTATCAGCCAACCGTCTAACGAGCCACCGCCTCCTACGCCGCAAGAGCAGTTAGCCCAGGCTCAGGCACAAGCTATGCTTATAGATGCTCAAGCTTCTCAGTTACAAGCTCAGGTAAAAGCTAAAGAACTAGAAATTAAAGCTGCTAAACTGGAACTAGAGCGAGTAGAAGTAGAACATGACATGGCTGTCAAAAGAGAAGAACTAAAACTTAAAGGTATAGAACTAGGTTATGAAATGAACTCCGACAAAAACATAAAGGCGTAAAGGAATACATAATGTCTAGCAATCGTCAAAATAATTTCTACCGTATCCACTCTAGCGAAAACTTAGCAGCTACTACTAGCTCTGGCACTTCTCCGCTAACTGCGGTTTGTCCAGCTGGAGTAACAAAAGTACGAATCTCTACAACGGCTCTTGTCTATGTAGCAGTTCAAGGTGGTCAAGGAGCAACTCCTACCGCTGCTGTATCCTCGGGCGTGCAACTTAACATCAGTGAGCCTGGTACTTTTACAGTGGTAGCTGGAGATAAGATAGCTGCTATTACTTCTTCTGGGACTGCCACTGTTAATGTTTCTTGGTTAGAAGGCTAAACAGGGGGGCTAAAGCATGGCTACTAATAAAAAGATTACTGAGCTTTCAGAGCTTACAGAATCTGACTTAGCAAACGACGATGTACTTGCTATTGTAGACGTAAGCGCTGGAGAAACTTTTAAAGTTCGTAAATCTACTCTTGCTTCTGCTTTAGCCGGTGTTTCTAGCTTAGCAGGTTCTACCCCTATAGCAGTAGATCAAGGAACAGGAGCAGTAACTGTAAGTATAGGCACAGTTCCAATTACCAGCGGAGGTACAGGAGCTACCTCTGCCTCAGCTGCTAGAACAGCACTGGGCGTAATTGCTGATCCTCTTACTACCAGAGGTGACGTAGTTAGTCGGGGAGCCTCTGCTACTCAGCGTTTAGCTTTAGGAAGTTCTGGCACTGTTTTGCAATCAAACGGTACAGATGTTGTCTACGGAACTGTGCCTGTTGCTTCTATTGCAGGAACCCTACCCTTAGCCAACGGTGGTACTGCCGCTACATCTGCTTCTGCTGCTCTGGCTAGCTTAGGAGCGGCTGCTAGAGGCTCTAACAGTGATATAACAGCTATTACAGGTTTAAGCACTGATCTATCAATAGCTCAAGGTGGTACAGGGTCTAGCAGTGCTTCAGCTGCTCGAACTGCTCTAGGATTAGCCATAGGGTCAGATGTACAAGCGTTTGATGCTCAGACAGCTTTGACAGATGTAGATCAGACGTTTACAGCGGCTAACAGAGGCACTATTACAGTAGACAACGATGGCTCGTTAGACTTAGCTGTTACTAATAACTGGAAAATAACCCCTGCGGCAAACTTAACACTTACCTTTACTAATATATCCGCTGCTAACGGACAGTCTGGAAATATTATATTTATAAACAGCGCTGCTAAAGTAATTAGTCTACATGCAAATACCAAGGGAGACGCTAGCTTAGCCAGTACTATTAGCGTTGCTGGTACTTATTGGCTTTCTTATATCAGTGATGGAACCAATGTGTTTGTTACGACTTCGGCAGTGTTTGCATGAGCATCATACAAGGAACTTCTAAATCGGCAGCGGGAGGTAGTGATCCTTTTGTCACTACGCTCATTCCTAATTCAATATGGCTAGATGGGGCAGCAGATTTTTTAGAACGTCAAAACGGTAGTGCATTTTCAAACAGAAAAGAAGTTATTATCTCGTTCTGGGTGCAGCGAAACAAATTTGCAACAAAGCAAGCATTTTTTGCTGGTGTTGAAAGTAGTGCTGGTTTCTTCTTAACCTTTGATGTAACAACCGACAAACTTTTCCTTTCAGACGGTGGAAGTAAAAATACAACCGCTGTCTATCGAGACATTGGCTGGTATCACCTTCTTATTAGCTATGACACGTCGCAAGTTGTTGCCACTGACAGAACACAACTTTATGTCAATGGTGTACAGGTAACGTCTTTTTCAACAGCTGGAACTGTGGGCCTAAACTCAAATATTGCCGGTATTTCTGGAGCAATGACTGGCGCAGAAAATATGCGAATTGGAGCTTATAACAACACTGAAGTAAATTTGTTCTTTTTTAATGGATACATTGCACAGGCTTGTATGCTCGAATCTGTGTCACTCCAACAAGGTGACTTTGCTGTTTCAGATTTTCTAGATACTTTTACCTACGGAACCAACGGTTCTCAGTTTGTTCCTAAAGCAAATGCAGATATAGCAACTCTGGCAAGTACAGCAGGAGGCAATAGCTTCTGCCTAGACTTTGCAGATAGCTCTGATCTGGGGAATGATATTAGCTCTAACAATAATGACTTTTCTCCTACTAGTATGGCAGCGGTTAATCAAAGCGGCAACACACCTAGTCTGGTTTATCCTGTGTTTAATCCACTGGCACAGGTAGGGACAGGGACTGGGACACTTTCTGAAGGTAATACTAAAGTTGTTCTTGCTGCTGACAACGGTATAACAGCAACACAAACAATTCCCAGCACAGGTCTTTGGTATTGGGAAATGGATTGGACTGCTGGGGCTAACGGAATTTATCCTGGGGTATGTGTTCAATCTGCTGTAGGTAATACAGCATCAAGTCCCCATGCTAGAACTGATACTTGGGTATGGCTAGCAGGAGATAGTCAAGGCAGAGTCTTTAATGGTTCTAGCTTGGATGCTTACGTTGGCAGCGCAACAGCAGTGGGCAAAATTGCCGTTTGTTTTGACGCTGACAACACAGCGATGTATTTTGGTACTATAAGTA